CCCATATCTGAAGTGCCTTGACTTCGATGAGAAGAATGCACCCGGCAAAGACCTTTATGGCACCTGGCAGATGCTTGTCGACCCGGATCTCTTGTCAAAGCTTGTCATTGAGCGGACTCGTAGCAATGGATATCATGTTTATTTTTTATGCACCAACAAGGTGGTTGAGAAGGCACTGGCATCATCTGCGACCGGTCAGGAGTGGATTGCCTGCAGGAGTTCGGAGATGCACGGGCTTGTTTATGCTGCACCTTCTCCGGGCTACACTTATCACCAGGGCAGTCTCTTTGACCTTCAGGAGATCAGCGGCGATGAGATGGCGCAACTATGTGATGCGGCATGTCAGCTGAATGAGTACACCGGAGAGAAGAACTTCAAGAGCACAAGCCTGGCACCCGTGCAGATGCCGGCAAATTATGCTCCTGCGCTGCGGGCATTTGACCGTGGGGTCGATGATAGTTATATTTTAAGCTTTTTGCAGGATCAAGGGTGGACAATAGGTGAGCGAGTACGAAAGGCAAGGGTAAATGGAGAAGATTGGGATTTTGTGCAGGTTTGGAGACCTGGAAGGACTATTAGTGAAGCAAGATCAGGTTGTTATTGGTTTACTAACAAGAGGCTATCTATATTTAGCGCATCAACAGATTTTCCTTTTTGGGACTCCGGCCACTCATTCAGCCACTCACCATCTCGTGTTCTTTATTTCATGATGAAAAGAGATTGGAAGGCAGTCATGTCGTTCATCGGCGAAAAGGCTGAAGAGCTCGCCATAAGGCTGCCGGAGGTCACGCCGATGGCATTTGCCAATCCGGTGCGAGGGGGAGAAGTTTGGAAGGTGGAGGTGAAGGGCATTATTGAATGGGCCGAGAGGGCAGGCTTCTGCTGGATGCGGATGTCTGCAAGCAGTGACACGGTGGTGGAACTGATCCGGGTGGTGGACAACATAATCTATGTATGCGATGAAAAAGACATTCTTCGCGCATACCGGGAAGAAGTGGAAGCAAATTACAACGGAGAGCAGAGCAGTCGGGTGCTACATGCTTTCATGCCTTCAGTGTTCAAATACATGAGCGCACTCCCCAACTTTGATGGCGATCTGATGCGGGATGAGAAGGATTGCTCGTACATGTATTTCTCCAACGGCGCACTGCGCATCTCTGCCGGCAATGTGTCGCTGGTCAAATACTCTGATCTGCCGGGATGCGTTTTTGCCCGTCACATCAAGAACTTCGAGTACAAAGGCCATCAAGGCACCGGGGACTTCGCCAAGTTCATCGGCTTTGTCTCGGTGGATGATGACCACCGCCGACATGTTATGTCTTGCCTTGGATATATCCTGCACCATTACAAGCTTCGGAACTATGCCAAGGCTCTTATGATAATTGAGGACGTTGAAGACCAGGAAGAGGCGCGTGGAAGGTCAGGGAAGGGCTTGATTGCGCAGTTCATTGAGTGGATCCGCTGGACTGTGCAGCAGGATGGCAGGAACTACAAGAGTGACAGCCAATTTAAGATGCAGCAGATTGTGCCAGGGGTGCAAGTATTTTACCTTAATGACCCGGCACCGAACGTGCTGATGAACCAGTTCTACAACTTTATTACAGATGATTGGCTCGTTGAATCGAAGGGGAAAAAGAGCTACACCATTCCTTTCAAGCATTCTCCCAAGATAATGATAACAACCAATTATCTGCCGAATCTTGAGAGCGACTCTGACAAAGACCGATTCATTGTGATGGCTATAAAGAAGCACTACGGAAGCCACCGCAGCATCCGCGATGACTTCCCGGATGTCATCTTCTTCTCTGAAGATTGGCCGCATCCTGACAAGCTGATGGCTGTAAACTTTGCGATTGAGTGCATCCAGTTATATCTTAATCATGGCGTGGTCAATTATACCAGCGAACCGATGAAGCGGAACGCTGCACAGAGGATCATCAAGAACCTTGTACCGGAGGCCCTAATAGAGACCTTGGAGCAGGCGATGGAGGCATGCCGGGCATCAGACAGTGCGTATCAATTCGGTGAGCTTTTGAAGCCATATGACCTTAAGAAGGACACAAGCGAGAGCATGTCGAAGGCATTTGATTGGAAGAATAAACAAGAGCTGATTATCTATAAGTCGGCACTTTACCAGTATGTCACCAAGGCGTATAGCATGAAAAATATGACCGATCGGGTCTTCGGGAAGAAGGTGAACACCTACCTGGAGAAGTCAGGATATGCCTACGAGATGGTCAGGAATAACACTAAAGGGATCCGCATTTTAGTGCACTTGGCTAAATTTGACTGCACTGAAAATGATGGTTTGACTGCACTCGAAAACTCCTTGACTGCACTAAAAACCGACATAGAGACCCTTGAAGACCCCCCATTCTAACCGCCGGACCTTATTTTGTGCAGTGTGACAATTTTAGTGCATACAAAATTTTATCACTGCACTGCCTTGACTGCACTCTGTGCGCATTGACCTTCAATGAGTTACACGATTAGTGCAGTTAATGCAGTTAATTTTATTATATCTTATATAAAGTAATAAAATAAAGATATATATATATAGAGAGGAAAAGTGCCTCACTGCACTGCACTACTGCACTCAAAAAAAAATAAACCAAAAACAAAACACATGGAAAAGAACAATCTTGTCGTACTTGACGTCACCAAGGACGGGGTCAAGGCACATGGCCCGGTCAACGAACTTCAGGCCGTGACGGTCATCACCAGGCTGATGGAGGATCAGCCGATGCGCATCGCTCACGAAGTGCCGAGGGTATGGGTAGCCAATCTTGAGACGGGTGAAATAAAAAAGCCAATTCTAAAAGTCACACTATGAGCGAACTTGCGAACACACAACGAAATCGGCAGCTTGTCATGGATGCCATCTGCCATGTCTACGAGATCACAGAAGAGCAGCTGTGCAGTCGGCGCAGACTGCGCGAGATCACATCAGCCCGGCAGATGTACTACAAAGTGGCGCGGGAGCACCTTGGCATGACCTACACAAGCATTGGCTCATCTCTGCGCAATGAACACCGGCCCTATGACCACACGACCGTCATGCACAGCGTGGCACTTGTGAACGGCCTCATCAGCGTTAAGGATTCCGACATCATCTACCAATACGAGCAAGTGATGAGCTACATCCGGCAGCGTGCCAGCGTGGTCTCCACGATCATGGTGAAGGTAGGTGCCGACCAACTGCACAAGCTTCTCACGTTCCTACAACGAGAGGAGATCACGTTCACGATCTTGGAAAGCGTAATTTTGCAACAGACGAAAAACGAAACAAATGGCACTGAACAAGCAGGAGATGATTGATAAGGCTCTTGCGATTATCCCGCAAGAGGAATGCGTCACACTGGAAGAGGTGTGGCTATTTCTTGGCATCACACGCACCACGGCATTCAACTACGAGCTTAACACTGTTAACGAGATAAAAGAGGCTGTCCAGAAGGAGAAGATCAAGGTCAAGAAGAAACTGCGCCGGAGATGGCGTGACAGCGACAACGCCACACTGCAAATCGCCGAGTTCAAGCTCTGCTCTGATGACGAGGAACTCGCACGACTGAACACCCAGAAGGTGAATGCTGACATCGCAGTCACCGGCAAGGGCAGGGTCATCATGGAACTCCCGGAAGATGACGGCGCAGGCTCCTGACATAAGGGTCAAGCTGACGCGTCCCGCTGCCATCACCGTGAAGGCACTGGCCGGCGATAAGCGGTATATCTGCCATGAGGGTGGGTCGAGGTCGGGCAAGACCTTCGGCATCATCCAGGCACTGATCTTCTGGGCAACCAACAACGACCGGAAAAAGATCAGCGTGGTCAGCCATTCGCTCCCGCATTTGAAGCGTGGTGCCATGCGTGACTTCTTCGACATCCTTGAGTCATGGGGATGGTATGACGAGGAGCAGCACAACAAGACCGATGCGATCTACACCTTCGAGAACGGCACTTACATCGAGTTCTTCGGCCTTGAGGATCATGACCGTGCCAAAGGCCCGGGCCGTGACATACTATTTTGCAATGAAGCGAACCTTCTCTCAAAGGCTCTCTTCGATCAACTCGACATGCGGACGCGGTTCAAGGTCATCACTGATCTGAACCCATCCGACTTTGACATCTGGTGCTACCACCTCGCTGACTCGGATGATGCCATCAAGGTGCACAGCACTTACCGCGACAACACGCATCTGCCCGAACCACAGCGCAGGGTGATCGAGGGATACCAACATGCTGACCCAATGATGTGGAAGGTCTTTGGATTGGGGGAAAGAGGAGCGAGTCAGGAGCAGATCTACACGCACTGGAAGCTTGTGGACAATGTGCCACAAGGTGAAGTCTTCTACGGGCTTGACTTCGGCTTCCGCAACCCAACTGCAATGGTGCGGGTCACGCTGGCAGATGAGTCGCTTTATGTGCATGAAGTGTACTATGAGAGCGGCATCACTACCGGGGAGCTGACAAGCGTAATCCCTGACAAGGTACCTGACCCATACAGTGAGATCTACTGCGATGCCGCAGAACCAAAGACCATCGAGGAACTTTACCGGCAAGGGCTGAATGTGAAGCCTGCTGACAAGGATGTCTATGCCGGCATCATGAAGGTGAAGTCGTTACCTTTGTTCGTGACATCGAGCAGCCATAACCTTATTCACGAGTTGAAAAAATACAAGTGGAAAACGGACATGAATGGCAAGGTAATCGACAAAGAACCCGTGAAGATGGATGACCACCTTGTTGACGCTATGAGATACGCAGTGTTCACGAAACTAAAACAGCCCAGGCTCACCTGGGGAGTGATATGAGCATAATCGACAGACTTTTCAGGAAGAAGGGCCTTAATCCTGCATCGATGCAGTACGCATTCATGCCGATGAACCAAGGGCAAATCCTTCAGCAATTCGATGCGCAGAAGTACACCGATGCGTACCAAGATAACGCTGATGTCTATGCCATTGTGAGCTTCCTTGCTCGCAAGGCGGCGAGCATCCCGTGGTATGTGTACGAGAAGAAAACCGGCACAAAGGCACGGGTGAGCCTTGAGCGATACAAGCACCTGACGAAAGGCCTCGGCAATCCCGGTGCGCTTGATCGCGCCATTCAAGAGCGCAAGGCTGCGTATGATGAGAGCATGATCGTGGAAGATTCCGCGGTCGCAAATATCCTGAAGAACCCGAACGGATACCAAGGGCAAGACCAGTTCTTCGAGCAGCTCTTCGGCATGCGCTTCCTAACGGGTGAAGGATTCATCTGGGGCAACGATGGCAACATTGACGAGGGGGAGTTCACCGAGCTGCTGGTCATGCCGAGCCAGTTCATGGACTTGGTATCTGACCCGAATGACCTCTTCGGTGTGCTCGGATGGCTCTTGACTTCCGGCAATGGCAACATTGCACTCCAGAAGTCGGATATCCTGCAATGGAAGAGCTGGAACCCGAAATTCGACTCGGTGACCCGTCCCCACCTTCGGGGGGTATCGCCAATTCAAGCAGCCTGGAACAACTACCTCATGGGCGTGGAGAGCCAGAAGGCTGCTGCCAAGCTCATGGCCAATGGAGGCGCAAAGGGTGCACTTGTGCCAAAAGCAGTGGGCAACCAGATCCCGCTTGTGGACGAGAAGACCGCCGCCAACATGCAGCGGGCACTCGCTGACCGGGTGAACAACAACGACAGATACGGTCAGGTGGCCATGCTACAAACGCCGTGGGAGTTCCTCAACTTCGGTCTGACCTCTTCCGAGATGGCACTGATCGACACGATGAAGTTCAGCCTTGAGCAATGGTGCCGTGTGTTCAGCATGCCGGTGGTGCTGTTCTCTGCTGACAACATGGCCGACAACAACTATCAGAACGCACTCCGCGACCTCGTCACGAACACCATTGTGCCAATGTGCGCACAGCTTCGCGATGAGCTGAACAAGTGGCTGGTGCCGCGGATGGGTGACAAAAACGTCTTCATCGACTTCGACATCATGGCTCTGCCTGAACTGCAAAGGGACATGGAGAAGATGGTCAACGGCCTGCGTTCAGCGGATTGGCTCACTTATGACGAGAAGCGCGTGGCGATGAACTATGAGCCGAAGGGTGGGGCATACGATGCCGCGTACATTGCGCAGGGCCTCATCCCAATCGATCAGGCTGCAAGCGATTTGAGCGGGGAAGACATGCTCGGAGAGATATGAGCGCAGATGAATTGCATATCATCCACACGCTCGTCATGGCACGCTTTCCGAAGCTGCCAACGGAGCGTGGTTGCATCACCGAGAAAAGGATGAGAGACGCTGCCAGAGAGGCATACCGGACAAGATTGATACATGACATCACGGCAAAGAAGATCCTACTGGAGGAGATGGCATCAGCTTCTAAAGAAGCATGAGGATGAAGGTCTGCCCAAGGTTCAGCGTGCTCTCACAAAGCAGGCCGAGCAGTTCATTGCCAAGGCCGAAGAGATAGGCTTTGACCGTGCTTTTCAGCAGTTCACACTTTTGGATGAGAATCTTCTCAATGTGATCAACAAGCTCCACAAATCGGTCGCGATGGAGTTTGGTAGGCTGACCAATCAGCAACTTAAGAAAGGGCAGAAGGTCTCATTCTTCAACGCAAACTTCCTGCTGACCATCACCGAACTACTCACAAAGCAGGCACTCGATCTGCTCTCACTGATCGAGCAAACGACTAAAGACCGGATCCTGAACATCCTCGTTCAGAGCACCGCCGAGAGATGGGGCTTCGCAGAGATTGCCCGGCGCATCACTCCTGAAGTGGCATCTCCGGCAAGGGCGTTGACCATCACCAGAACAGAGAGCAACCGAGCCGCCAACCTTGCCGCCATCGAAGCGGCCAGGCTACAAGACTACGAGGTGACAAAGGAGTGGATCAGCGTGATGGACTTCCGGACACGCCGGTTCAGTGAAAAAGACCAATACGACCATGCCCAGCTCGATGGCAGGGTGGTTGAACTCGATCAGCCATTCACGCAGCTTGGTCGCACCAACGGCATCACGGCATCCGCTGACTACCCACTCGACCCGGCAGCTCCTGCCGCTTTTACGATAAATTGCAGGTGCGTTCTCGGATTTGAGAACAAGCGGGACGCACAAGGCAGACTAATACCAAAAAGACGATAGCAATGCCAGTCGAACAATGTAGCAACGGAAAATATCGCATCGGAGATGGTGAGTGTGTGTATAACACCGAACGAGCGGCGAACCGGGCATACCAAGCCTACCTTGCCATCGAGGCGAGCGAGGCTGACGATGACGATGACGATGATGATGACGATGACATGAAGGGCATCGTCAATGCCATCATGCACAAGGAAGAGACCTACAACGACTACCCAGAGGCGGCCACCAACAACGCCAAGCGAGCACTGAAGTACAAGGAGGAGAATGGTTCATCGTGCGGCACACCGGTCGGATGGACACGCGCCAATCAGCTCGCCAACCGAGAGCGCATCAGCCGTGACACCATCGCTCGGATGGCATCCTTCAAGCGTCACCAGCAGAACAAGGATGTGCCATACTCCGAAGGCTGCGGAGGGTTGATGTGGGATGCCTGGGGCGGTGATGCAGGGGTTGATTGGGCAATTCGTAAATTGCAGCAGATTGACGAGAAAAATACAAGCATGATCTACGGTTACAAACGAATGACGCAGGATGTGAAGGATGTCGATGCCAAGAAGGGCATTGTCACCGGATACTTCTCTGCATTCAACATAAAAGACTCTGACGGTGATATCATCGTTCCCGGTGCCTTTCAGAAGTCACTAAATGAATGGTTCCCGAAGGGACGCATCAAGCACCTTCTGAACCATGACCCACGCCAACCGCTGGGCAAGATCAATGAGCTGAAGGAAGATAGCTACGGTCTCTACTACGAAAGTCAGATCGGCACACATACGCTTGGCCGCGACTTCATCAAGATGGTCGAGAGTGACCTCGTAAAAGAGCACTCCATCGGATTCAACGTGAAGGGCAGCAGAAAGGGTAAGGATGCCACTGAACTCTATGACGTAGTTTTGTATGAAGGAAGTTCTTTGACGAGCTGGGGCGCAAATGAATACACGCCTATGCTCGGACTGAAATCAATGGATGCAAGGATCGAAAGAGTCAAGAAACTTGAGAAGTTCATCAAGCACACTGATGCGACAGATGAAACCATCGAACTCTTGATGCTTGAGATCAAGCAGCTGAATCAACTCATCGAAGATTTGAGTAGCAAGTCGGCAGTCGTAGAGACACCGGCCGAGCCAAAAGTCGAGGTCGATGTAGCTAAAAATGCTGCCAATGCACTCGATATTTTGATACTCAAACATTTTTAAACAATTTTTACAATCGTACCAAAATGGAAGTAAAAGACA